TCGCAATGTAAGGTTGCTGACCATTTACAGGATTCTGATAGATAGCAGGTTGTCTTGCATTCGCAATATAAGGTTGTTGACCATTTACAGGATTTCTGTAAGTAAATGGATTTCTAGCATTTGCAATATATGGTTGTTGACCATTTACAGGACTTCTGTAAGTAAATGGTTGTCTCGCATTGGCAATGTAAGGTTGTTGGCCATTTACAGGGTTTCTGTATCCAGCAGGATACCTAGCATTGTAAGTAAACGGTTGCTGAGCATTACTAGGTGACTGAGCATTCGCAGGATACCTAGCATTATAGGTAAATGGTGACCTAGCATTACTAGGTGACTGTGCATTTGCAGGATATCTTGCATTATAAGTGAAAGGTGTTCTTGCATTATAAGTGAAAGGTGTTCTTGCATTATAAGTAAATGGGTTTCGACCACTTGCTATAAAAGGTTGCCTTGCATTTCCGATTGCTGCGTGATAATAGAATCCAATTGCCATGTTATTTAACTCCTCTTAATATATACATTATCTCGCCTCGAAGAGTGGAGCGAAGCTATTGAAGCCGCCACCGTCACCGCCGCCACCAAACGGTTGATAATATGGATATGGAGCCAGATATACGAATGGATATGTAAACGGATTCTGAGCATTACCTGAGAATGGTTGTTGTCCATTCGCAATGTACGGTTGTCTTGCATTCGCAATATACGGTTGTCTTGCATTAGCAATATAAGGCACACGATATGTAAATGGATTTCTGTATGTAAATGGTTGTCTAGCATTAGCAATATAAGGAACACGATATGTAAACGGATTCCTATATGTAAATGGACTTCTAGCATTTGCAATATAAGGCACCTGATAACCTACAGGATTTCTGTATACAAATGGAGCCCTGTTTTGATATGTAAATGGATTCTGACCACTTACAGGATTTCTGTATGTAAACGGAGACCTATTACTATATGTAAATGGTTGCTGACCACTTACAGGATTTCTGTATGTAAACGGAGACCTATTACTATATGTAAATGGTGTTTGACTACTAGACGGATTTCTATATGTGAATGGTTGTCTATTCTGATATGTAAACGGTGTTTGACTATTCGCAATATACGGAGTCTGACTGTTCGCTATATAAGGATAAGGTTGTTGTGCATTCGCAATATAGGGTTGACCACCATTAGCAATATACGGATACGGTTGTTGTGCATTCGCAATATATGGGGTCTGACTGTTTGCAATGTATGGGTAAGGTTGTTGTGCATTCGCAATGTATGGTTGTTGACCATTTGCAATATACGGATAGGGTGCTTGAACTATTGCCTGACCTGATGCATTATTCCAACCTGATGGAGTTTTTACATAAATCTGGTCAACATCTTTCCAAGTTGTTGAACCTGTCTTAACCCATGCCCCTCTGGTTGAATTCCATCCAGCTGGGGTTTTAACCTTTTGATTACCTGTTACCATTTATTTCACCTTACTCGATTAAGAGTAGTAAATCCATAAGTCACCAACTGCACCATCTGAACCAGAAGGAGTTGAAGTTGACTGATATATATTTCTTGCTGTACCGCCACTATTTGTGGCATTCGTTATTGTTATTGCACCTGATGCTACTGTACCTAATGATACATTTGAACCACTCTCATATTTAGTATTCAATGCAGTTTGTAATCCGTCAACATTTGCAATTGTATGATTATGTGAATCATCAGCAACTGTTGCTGTTATTGAAATGTTTGCACTTCCATTAAAACTTGCAGAACCCGATAGGTCTCCACCAAGTGATATTGTTCTTGCTGTCTCTAAGACTGTTGCTGAACCAGCATTTCCTGAAACTGTTCCAGTGACATTACCAGTTAGATTACCTTCGAATGTTGATGCAACAAAAGTTTCTGAACCTACTGTCCATTTGTCGTTTGTTTCATCCCAAACAAGAGTCTTAGCTGCAGAACCACCTCTAGTGACACTTATTCCTGAATCTTGTGTTGGTGAACCTGAAGTGAAGTCTGAGTTCAATGCAATAATGTTATCTGCAAGATTGATTGTTTCTGAATTAACTGTTGTAGTTGTTCCTGATACTGTTAAGTTACCTGAAACGGTTAGTGAATCACTAACTGCAACAACACCTGTTCCGTTTGCACTCAATGTTAGGTTAGTATCTGTACTTCTGGATTCGATTGAATCTACATCAATTGCGTTTGAGAATGATATTGCATTTCCGTCTGATGATGATACATTCTTACCTGCAGTAATTTGTACCCCACCTTTTAATTGAATTGCACCAGTTCCAGTAGGATTAAGTTCTACATCACCTGAACCACTTGTTTGAACTGATACATTTTGGTTTGCATCAGCAGAAACAGTAATTGTACCTGAATTATCAGATACTACTTGTTGTCCGTTAACATATAAAGACCCAGGTCCAACATAGATATCTCTCCATTGTTTCGAAGTAGAACCTAAGTCGTATGTGACATCGGCATTCGGTATGATATGACCTGATAAATTACCACCACCTAGGAATGATTGAACTTGTGAGTCACCATAATCGTTAGAAAGTGTTAATGTACCCGCTGCATCGTCATATGTAGAAGTGATGTTTGTTCCACCAACTACTAAACCATTTACGATATCTTCTATTTCTTCTTCTGTTTTACCTGAAGATGCAATTGTTAAAGTTCCCGCTGCGTCATCATAAGTTGTTGATATGTTTGTTCCTGCAACTAATAATGCATTAACTCTGTCGTCAACTCTTTCGTTTGTAAAGTAGAGGTTTGTATTTTCTGTTAGGTTTGCAGTTGTTGAACTTGATTCATCTAGTAATTTTTTCCATGCACCAGAATGAGCAAAGTAACCTGCTCCAGTTCCGTGAACATGAGCAAACATACCATGGTATGTACTTGCACTAGGTAGGTCACCTTCTGTAGAGTATACATTCGAGTATAAAACCTTACCTGTTGTAGTAATATCAAATGATTGACCGTCTAAGTTAGCACCAAGTTGTGGAGATGTATCTTCTACAACATTGTTGATTGAAACTGCTTCTGCTCTTGCATCTGTAAAGTAAAGGTTAGATGAACCTTCATTGACATCGTCTGTATTACCTGAAAGTTCTGATAATGCGTCTTTACTTGCTACTTGTGAATCAACATATGCTTTAATAGACTGCTGTGATGCAGCGTGAGTTGCACTGCCTGAGGACATATCATCTTCGTCTTTAAGGTCGATTGCAATGTCATTTGCATTTACAGTCATACCTGTTCCAGCACCGACTGCTAATGTTGCATCACCGGATGATGCATCACCAGTAAGACCAGCACCTGCAATGATACCTGTGATATCACCTTGTTGTCCTGATACTGTTAATGTTCCATTGGCATCATCATATGTTAATGTGATTCCTGTTCCTGCTGTTAATAGAGAATTAACTCTATCGTCAATTGATTCTACAATTGCTGTACCTGTTAAAGCACCAGCACTAGTTATAACCTCTACTCCGCCTACAGATAGACCATTCTTAATATTAAAGTTCTTTTCGCCTGCCATTAGAATGACCCTCCGTTAACACCTGGTAAACTGAGTTCGCCATTCGATGAGTTATAACTTAGATTTGTTTCGCCTGATGCAAGTGAAATAGCTGTTCTAGCTCTTGCATTAGTAAAGTATTGATTCGTTGAACCTTCTGAAAGATTATCCGTATCTAATTCTGAAATCGCTGATGCGACAAGTTTTCCAGATGATGAAATAATTTCAGTGGTACCGACGGTAATCCCATACTCTACTACAAATGTGTTTTGTGTTGCCATATTCGTGTCCTAGTCTAAGAATGTGTTATTATACAGATATTTATAAGAAGTGAGTCCTCTCGGCACATACTTTTTTTAGATATCTACAAGTATTTTTTTAAATTTATATACAGTTGAATTTGTTGAAGCAGATGTGACTCTGATTCTGAGAGTATTTATGTTTATGTCTACTCCAAATGTAGCTAATTCACTTGTATCCGTTGTTATTGTTCCGTATTGGGTAAAGTATGCACTAGTTCCGTCATGAACTACTGAGACTTCTGTATGTTGATAGTCTCCACTAGTAGAATCTGATATAGAGACTTGATATTTCGCACTTCTATATGTTCCTATTGCAAAACTATCCATTGTAGTTGCAGTTGTTGATGTGGTTGTTATAGTTCCACCATCTAAACCACCTGATACTGTTGCAAAGGATAAGGTTCCTGAACCATTTGTGACTATTGCCTGACCACTTGTACCATCTGATGTTGGGAAAACAATCGAAGCACCTGTGATACTATTAGTTGCAGTGATAGTTGTTGCAGTTAAATCTCCTACGAGTATATCTGCAAGTGCATATCCTGTTCCTGTTATATTAACAGTCGAACCAGGTTCTACTTCAAGACCATCAAATAATTTCCATGTGGAATCTGTTGCATCTCTGAATAGACCTGTAAATTCTGTAGCACCACTATCTGATAATCCGTCATCATAATTACCATAGAACCCAATGTCTAGTGTATCTGAACTTGTATTACCGTTTGCAAGTTCTAACATTGAATCAGCTACTGAAGTTTGGGAAGAATTAACTGTTACCGTTGTACCGTTAACTGTTAAATTACCTGTAATGGTTGCATTACCATCAACTTGCAAATTACTTGCTGATTCTAATCCTAGGTCTGCATAAAATTTAGATTTTGTTGCCATAAAAGAATCTCTTGTGTTATACTATTTATAACATTTGAGAAGTGGGAATAAAAAAAGGGGAACCGAAGTTCCCCTTTCCGTATAATATAAAGAAGTCTTACGCTGAAACTAATACTCTATGAATATTAATTACTGTAGAACTGCTTGACGCTGGAGTTATCCTTAATCTTGCATCTGTTCCAGAAATATCTGAATCAAATGATGCCAAATTGGCAGATTTAAGTGTACCATACTGTGTCATCGTCACATTACTTCCGTCATGTACCAATACTATCTCTGTGGAATGGAAATCCGAACCACTTGACATTGCTACAATGTATCTCGCTGCTCTATAAGAAGCATGAGCAAAGGTATCTAAATTTACCTCTGTAGTTGCAGTTGTTGTCAAAGAACTTGAAGTCCTATGTTTAGTATCTAGTTCTTTAGAAGTAGTGATAACATCAGCAGATGAATCATAAGAGAAGACTCTTATTAACTCTGCGATTTTAAATGCATTTGTTTTAGCCATTTTCTACTCCTTAACTATGTCTAATTTGGAAAGTATCCACTGTTGTGTTAGTGTTTGCAGGTGTAATGAGAAGTCTCATATTACCTGAGTTAACATCTGAACTCAAAGTGAAAAGTGAAGATGATGAAAAGACATCACCGTATTGTACAAAATATGCACTAGTACCATCATTTATCAATAGAACCTCAGCTGCGTGAGTTCCTGCTGATGCGTGAGTAGCATTAATTACATATTTAACCGCTTTATTCGCGACTGCGTTAGATGATAAGACCTGATTAGCAGTAGTTGCTGTCAATGCAGTAGCAGTAAAGAAACCTTCTACAAGGTTACTTGCCGCTGTGATTGCAACAACTTGAACAACATCACCAGATAAGCCATTCTCAGCAAGTGTTATAACAGTCGAAGAGGTTGTAGTATAATCTGCACCACCTCCAACTAATTTAACACCGTTTATGAATACCTGTTCTGAACCAGCTTGATAAACGAGAGAGTTTGAACTATCATCGTTTCCAGTGATTGATGTTGTAGTGCTTGATAATGTATATGTGAATATAACAATACCACTACTAGGTTGGTCTGCCCAATCTAAAGCTCCTGAACCGTTAGTCTTTAAGACCTGGTTCGAAGAACCATCATTAGTCGGGAATGAGAATGCGTCGTTAACAGTAAGAGTTGCTGGATTTGACCCAACTTCTACAACTGAAGCAGAACCATCGTTCTTTTCAGTATAGAATCTACCGTGATAAGTGTTGACTGCTAATTCACCTAGTGTTAAATCACTAGTTGCAGGCACACTGTTCTGAGTAGAACTTCTTTTAAATTGAATTACTGTTGCCATCTGTATTCTCCGTTAGAATTAAGCGTTATTAAAATGTTCCGCCATCTATAGCTGTGACTGTAACCGCACCACTTGATACTGTGAAGTTATCCGCATGGAAACTTGCAATACCTTTTGCAGTAGTAGTTGCGTCATTGATAGCTACATCTCCTGAACTTACAGTGAAGTAAGAACCTGAGAAACTTGCGATACCTTTGTTGGAATCAGTTGCATCTTCTGCTGAAAGAGTGATAGCACCTGCACCATTACTGATGTCAAGTCCTTCTCCTGCAGTTAAAGTAGCAGCGTCAAATACTCCTGATGAAGTATCTCCAATTAATAACTGACCATCTGTCGGAGCTGAACCTGCATAAGAGTCAATACTTCCACTTAGAGATGCGTTAGCAACTGTTAAGTTTCCGAATTTACCTGCCATAGCAGTTCCAGAGAATACTGATGAACTATCTGTTGCACTTGAAAGAGCAACAAAAGAACCGTCTGTATCATCCATACCAAAGAAACCAATTTTAGCACCACCGGAGTTGTACTTAAATTTGATACCTCTGTCTAGGTTATCGTCTGAACTATCTGAACCAAGTTCAAATACAGGGTCAGCGATATTTACTGTTGTCGAGTTTACTGTAGTTGTAGTACCATTAACTGTCAAGTTACCTGTGACTGTTAAGTTACCAGATGTTGTTAAAGTTGCAGTTGTAATATCGTCTGATATTAAGTTTCCTGAAACTGTTAAGTTATTTGCAATTGTGACATCGTTAGGAAGACCAACTGTTATAGTTTGTCCACTTGCTGAAGTCTCAACTTCGTTTGCTGTACCTGTGACTGTTAATGATTGAGTGTCTAAATCAACTGTACCTGTTCCTGAAGAACCTGCAATGTTTAAGTCGTCATCTCTATCTAAACTATCTACATAGTCTTTAACAGCAGCTGAAGTAGGTATAGTAGTGTCGTTATCGTTTGAACCGATACCTTCTGCTTGTGTTACCCATAAAGCGTCTGCTAATTTATCTAAAGTCACTGCATCATCAGCTATCATTGCTGTTTCAACTGCTGAGTTAGCAATTGTTAAAGCACCGTTTGCAGCTAATGTTGCATCTCCTGATACGCTAACATTGTCAAATGAATCTGAACCGTCATGCACAAGAATTTGTGCTGAACTTGGTGAAGAAATATCTGAGTCTGAAGCACCAGCTAAAGTTGAAGTTGTTGATACAAATGAAAGTGCTCCACTTCCGTCTGTTGCAATTACTTGGTTAGCAGAACCGTCTGCTGTAGGTAAAGTAAAGGTTGTTGATGCGGCTAATGTATCAGCAGCTTTTAATGCAACGAAGTTCGTTCCATTATCACTGTCTTCCATTAGTGAAACACTAGCACCTGCTGTTGAACCATTACCAACTTTAAAGTTGGATGGTGTAGCAGAAGAACCAGAAAGAATATCAGTATAATACTTACCACCAATCGCTTGGATTAGGGGTGTAGAGTTATCTGAATCTACTGACTCAATGTATAGTTTCGCACCAGCACCTGAATTAGACCTATCCTGTACATACGCTAATTCACCTTCCGACAAATCTGAGATTGCTGGAGCTGAGACGCCTGTACTTCTTTTAATCTGAATTACTGTTGCCATTTTTATTTTCCTATAAAAATTAAATTGTTATTGTTTGACCTGTCACTGTCGAGGTCGTGATTACATAATATATAAAAATTCTATCCTCTCACTATGAGGGTCGATACCTTCACTGATTGGTATCCTTGATTTGTTTGTATAAGTATTTATACAATTAAAATGTTCCGCCGTCTATTGCAGTGGTTGTTGTCCATTTATCTGTAGATGCATCGTATGAAAGAAGTCCATCATCCGTTTCTGTTGCATTCACATCTGCAAGTTCATTGATTGACTTTGCAGATAAGTCTGCACTTCCACCTGAACCAACTTGAACTTGTTTGGCACGAATGTTTCCTGTACCTCCGACTCTTCCTGAGATACCTGCAACTCTTGAAATTGTTCCTTTAATATTCGACATAATTAACTCCGACTTACTCCTGGTGTCACTACTGCTTGTCCTTCAACGACTCTCGTGGTGACTCCACCAGGACTTGTAATATTTAAATCATAAACATATCGACCTGCTTCTAAAGAAGTGGTTTGAGTATCAGTTAAACTTAATGTGACTTGTCCATTCGATGCTGATATAGTACAATTGAATGCAACTGAGGTACTAGAAGAACTGTATGTTTTTCTTACCTGTGCAAGTGCAGAATATGAAGTCAAATCAAGGATATCTCCCGCTGCATCAGTCACATCTACTGTAATTGTGAAGTCGGTTCCTTGGTCAATATATAAATTTGCGATAATAGCCATATAACTATTTATACGAAAAAAGAACTCTAGGAATTAGGTTCTGATAATTGTGCTGTGGGTTGAGATTGATGTATCTTTTCTGCAGTTCCAGAATTATTTACATATACTTCTGATGCTTTTCTTAGAGTGCCATTATCATTGACATATACTTGTTTAACTTTTGCCAAAGGACCTATTGTTCTTGTACTTGGAAAAGGATGTTGATATGTGAATGGACTTCTGTTCTGATAAGTAAATGGTTGTCTATTCTGATATGTTCCAGGTTGTCGTGCATTCGCAATATAAGGTTGTTGATAACTTGTAGGATTTCTATATGTACCAGGTTGTCTATTATTATATGTAAATGGTGTTTGACCTTGTCTATCATAGGTGAAAGGTGTTCTTGCCTGATAAGTGAAAGGAGTTTGACCTTGTCTTGCATATGTGAATGGTTGTCTATTTTCATATGTGAAAGGTGTTCGACCTGTGGCATTTGCAATGTATGTACTAGGTTGTCTATTATTATATGTTCCAGGTTGTCTTGCATCCGCAATATATGGGTGTTGATATATCGCAGGTTGTCTATTATTATATTCTGCAGGTTGTCGTGCATTCGCAATATAAGGTTGTTGATATGTAAATGGATGCCTGTATGTAAAAGGTTGCCTTGCACTTGCCTGATACGGAGTTTGAGCATTACTAGGTTGTCTTGCATTAGCAATATAAGGTTGTTGAACTATAACTGGCTGTTGTCCTGTTGGCATTATCTAATCCCTGCGTGTGTACCATAAGTAGACCTTAGATATATCTGACTTATATGACCTTGAATAGCACCACTGTTGCTACAAATAAAATGAGTATAGTAAGTTGTTTGACCAGTCTTACTAGCTTTAAGAGTAAATATAATACCACTGGCTGAAGTCATTCCAGTTTGTTGGTTGTAATTTGACGCTGATTCTGCCATCCACATAAATTGTTTAGAACTCGATGATGAACCATTCCAAATATTATAATAAGTGCCGGCAATATAACCAGCCGCTCCTGTTGCCGGTGTTTTTGTTCCAGAAGTACCTCCACTAGCAGTTTGACTCTGAACAGTATACTTAACATCAATATTCCATGAACTATCAATTACATTATTATTATTAAGTTCTGTTAAAGGCAAATATATAAAATAAGGACTGAAACCATAATAATCTGCATATGCTGTGGAATTTCCACCTGCATATTGATAATATACTTTACCTTGTGTTGAACTATAACCAATAATAAACTGAGCAAAACATTGACCATATGAATAATTAAAATTCTGAATTTGAGTAGTCTCCCACGAATAAGCGGCACCGAATCCACTGGCCAATGGATTAGCTGGGTAAAGAGGATTACTCGGTGAGAATGCAGAGTTTGGGCTCGTTGTCATATGTGGAGAATTAGAACCCCACCATTCGTTTGATGACATACCTACAGTTGAATTGTTAACATTTGAAAAAGGAGCATTTGTAGGACTTAAATCTGTTGTTGTTTCAATATTTGCGGTTGATGAACTTCCCCCACCCCAAACATCGTAAGTCACAGGAGTCCGACTTGATACTGCCGTACTATGATTATATGTAAATGGATGTTGATATATCGCAGGTTGTCTATTATCATATGTAAACGGATTCTGACCATTACTAGGTTGTTGTGCATCAGGTGTTGCTCTTGCCTGATATGTAAATGGTGTTTGACTATTTGCAATATAAGGAGTTTGAGAACTACTTGGTTGTCTGTTTTGATATGTAAACGGTGTTTGACTATTTGCTATATAAGGTGTCTGTGCGTTAGCAGTATATGTAAATGGGTATGGTTGTTGTGCTGATGCCTGATATGGATTTTGTCCATTTGCAATATACGGATAAGGTTGTTGTGCGTTTGCTATATAAGGTTGTCTTGCATTCGCAATATATGGATATGCCTGTTGAGCATTCGCAATGTAAGGTGTCTGATTACTTGTAGGATTCCTGTATAGGGCAGGATTTCTATTACTATATGTAAATGGTGTTTGACTATTTGCTATGTACGGTTGTTGTGCATTCGCAATGTATGGTTGTTGTGCATTCGAAGGTTGTCTATCATTGAAAGACTGTTGAATGGTTGTACCAGTATTTACATAAATCTTGTCTGACATGATTCTATATCACAAACCATAAGTGACCTGATGCTGTCGAACCAACTCCAGATGGAACTGTTCCTGTTATCGTTTTATCCATCACTACATTATCACCATCTATTCTAACACCTTCTGCTGTATTAACACTGATATTTATATCACCGTCCAAAGGATTTCCTGTGTTAGTATTATATGATTTGGCTAAACCGGCTTCGGCATTAATGATTGCATTAACTCTATCATCTGTAAAATAGAAACTATTCGAACCCTCTGATACTGAGTCTGTTGTATTTGTAGGATTAACAGGTTCCCAATAATTATTACCAGCATCCCATGCTAAAACTTGTCCAGCAGTTGGAGTAGTTGAATAATTAACATCTGATAGTGATGAAACACCGTGATTAGTTATACTTGAAACTGTTCCTGTGACATTACCAGTCACATTTCCGATTAAATCACCAGTCACATTGCCTGTCACTGCACCATTTAATGTTGTTGCAGTAATAGTTGTTGCATGTAAACTCTGATATCTTTTTGATGAAGAACCTAATGTTCTAGTATTATCTGAATTAGGCATTATATTTGTGTCTACAACACCATTGATTGATACTGTATCACTTGCATCACTTCCTAAGTCTACATTTCCTGTAAAACTTGCAGTCGTTCCTGTAATGCCACCTGATGACAAAGTACCTACTGTTGCAGTTCCAGTGACTCCTAAGTCACCACCGATTGTTGCATCATCTGAAACTACTAAGTCATCTGATGACGATAAATGTTCTGCTGAAACTGTTCCTGAGAATGTTCCATTTACTGCACTTGTTAATGAACCACTTGATAATGATGCAGTTCCGTCTGTGACTGTTGGTGCAGTTAATACTTTACCTGTTGCAAGTGTTATGTCGTCTTCTGCATAAGTTCTACCTGCAAGTTGTAGATTATATCCACCTTGTAGAGTTGTGGTAACAGATGAATTATCTCCTTGAAGTATAATACCATTTGAGTTAGTATTATAGATTGTGTTCTGTAATGTTTCTGTAAAGAATGAAAGTATTGCACTTGATGTTGCAGTTCCTTCAAAAGAACCTGTGTATGCATAGATTTGTATTAAATCATTAGCACTTGCCGCCGATATCAATTGTATGTTATAATAGAAAGCACCTGCAAGTCCACCAACTTGCCAATCACTTTGTTCTTCTAATAAGACACCGTTTTTAAATACTTGAACTCTATTTCCTTTGTATTTAAGAATGTTCCCATTTGCATCTGCACCTGTGAATGTTTGTTGTCCTGCAGTTGCAGTGTATCTATATTTTCCAAAGTAGAATGCTTTGTCTTCAACTGCGTTAACAGCATCGACTAGATTTTCACCTAATGCAGGTCTTAATCCTGAAACCTCACCAACATCTACGGCAAGTTCATTATACTTCAGTCTAAATTCATCTATTGTGCTATAATTGTCTACTGTTTTAGCCATTTAACTTTCCTAATATACCATGAAGTAGTTCTTTAATTTCACCTACCTCACTCTTTAAATTATTTATCTCGTTTGCTTGGGTTTGAAAACGCATTTTTCTTTGTTTTGCAAGTTTCCATTGTTCAATATCTGTATTTACAATTGCGGATGATTCTTCGTCTCTTGCAAGATTAGAATGACCTTCAACTTGTGCATACTCATTCATATTATGTTGCCAATGCAATACATCTTAATGCCGCTATTAACGGTATTTCTGATGTATTTGTTCCTTGTCCTACAACTTTAACAGCAAATGCTGAGAACTCTGCAAGACCCTCTGCAGTATAATCATACTCTTTGAAGTTTCTTGCATCTGATTCAAGTGTAGTATCTGGAGAACCATCAGTGTTGAAATATTCCCAACCTAAATCATCCCAAGGAGATGACTCATCGTTCTTCAGAATTTTATACATAAATTTGATATCTGTTGTCACTGGTTTAAATAAATCTGCTGTGACTTTTACTGCAGTAGCAGGTGTTTTTAAGTTCACCTTTCTCGTACAATATACCATTACATTGTTATCACCTTCAGGTTCAGTAGATGAAACATATACTGTTCCTTCTGGTAATGAATTTGTAGTTGTATCAAGTTTCTTAGATGTTGCACTATCAATGTTATTCAATCTATTCATAATACCAATAGCACCTAATGTTCCGACATCGATTACAGGTGATAAGTTAGGATTGAATGATTGTAATTGCAACTGAGCAGTAAATGATTTTGTTCCACCATTGTGAGCAGATTCATTTACTGTAGATGAAACAACATGTGCATTACCAAAATGACTATTATCATTTAATGTTATAAATTCTGTTATTGATTTTTTAACATGATTTGTTCCACCTGCATTATATCCTTCTGGAGATTGCATTGGAGACATGTAAACACTTGAATATATTCTAGTGTTTTTAAACTGCACATTTGGTATCATAGTATGCAAAGTATCAAAGTAATAGTTTCTTGTTGATGTTGCAACTGAACCACCACTTATTGTTGATGCTGGTGCAGTATAACCTGATACGAAGTGATAAGAAGATACATCTGGTGTGACGCAGAATGAATCAATTCCAATTTCTTTAATTACAGTAAATGTTCCATTGATTGCATCTACTGGAATACCACCAATTGTTTCACCGATTGATGCAACTCTAACAGTTAAGTCATGTGTTGATTCAAAATCTGTAAATGTTATTATATCACCAACGGCATGTCCTTGTCCTGGGTCTGATATTAATACACTTGATACTGCACTACTAGAGTTTGTAGTAATACTTACTACCATTCCTGTTCCTGTACCGTCTGTAGAATCTTGTGTGACACTAGAAGTTGTAGTTGATGCAGTTGGTGTTCCTGTTAAAGTATAATTATCAACTGTCAAGGCAGAACCTTTCTTATCACCAGTTAATCCTGCAAGGACTACACTTGATGCAGTTGTATACATTCCATGTGAATAATTGTATACTTTAACAAAGTTTTTACCTGACATTGCTTCTACTGGATTATTCTGTAGTTTATGTGTTGGCAATGCAGTATTATTAAATCTTAAATCTGGTGTTTTTGATACATCAAAGGAACATATTTTCATGTTAAACTTCATGTCATCTGTTTGTTCTGCAGTCCATGTTGATGCGTTTTGTGACAAGAACAATGAACCAGCATATGGTTGTCCTGAAATTGTTTCACCAGTTATGATATCTTTTTCACCCATTCTTGAAATGAATACTTCGTAATCATTTGAATTAGATAGTACCACATAACACATTTCAGCACCCTCTTCTATATAAACTGGTGATTCGAATGTAAATGTTGTTGCAACTGAACCATCTGAAGAGGTAGTAACCTCTCCTGGGTTTTTAGTCACTACTGAGAATGGTAATACTACTTGTCCTGGATATCCGTTTACCATGTTTCTGATTTCTACAGATACAGGTAAGTTCTCTGACTTAGTTGCAAAGTATAAATCAATAGATGACAAGAACATTCCACCTTGTGGTTCACACATAAATGATTGTGCTAATGGGTCTTTCCAACCACCTCTTCCACCACCATCTAGTCTTGTGATGAATCTTCTATCAGTAATTAAAGGTGGGAATCTCTCTAACTGAGGAGGTTGTATCGGTGCTTGAATAGGAAGTTGAGGTTCTTCTACAGGTGGAACAAACGGAGAACTATCTGGTGGTGTTATTGTTATAACTGGAGGTGTTGTATCTACTGGTATTTCTGGTGCGTTTGAATCCCATTCAGTAGCATTTATATTCTCACCTCTTCTTGTAAACTGTCTTTCACCTCTTGTTCTTTCTGTAATAACTCGACCATTTCTTGTAGAAACAATTTCTGTTTGTGAAGATTGTAATAATCCTTGTGCTTGATATATGACACTAGCAGAAGATGCTGGGTTAGACAAGTTATATGAGGATGAAGTAATCATCATCTCTCTCATTCCTGAAGGGAATCTTTGTGTACTATTATTAGGTAATTCAAAGTATGCACGACATCTTCCGTTTCCGTCTGTTTTAAGACTTGAAGTGACTGTTGTACCACCATCTTGTGAATATGATGCATTGTAAGGTCTTACATATTTGTTTACATCTAAATTATCAAAGAAGATATAATGATTTGAACCTGGTTTTAAGTTTGTTGCATCTATCTCAATTGTTCTGGCACGCATGAAAGGTATCATTGATACTGATACGACTCTATCGTTTCTTGTTTCTACGAAGTCTTCAACAACACTTGTTGTGACACCTGTTCTTGTTTGTGTTTCAGGTGTTTCTGTAATTTCTCTTGTGACTTGTAAACCTGCAACCCATTCACCACCTTGTGCTGGGTCTCCTGACCATGAACCATTTGAAGTTGCTTGAACTTCTGAACTTACTTGTGATGGTTCACCTGCCCATGTTGTTTGCCAATTGTTCCAAACTGTACCTAATGCATTACCATTTCCGGCAATAACTGCATCGAAGTTTCCTTCTCTATTAACTCTAACTTCTGGTAGTTGTTCTGTATCTTGCCAGATATCAGTTCCAGGAGTTAGTTTAAGTTGTCCGTCAAACGCAAACACATGATATGGGTTAACATTTAATTGTCTTGATGCCTTATCTTGGTGTACATATGAAAATTCTGAAAAAGGTAATGTAATTAAATCACCTGTTTTAGTAAAGTTAGATGATGCATTTGTATCTAATTCAATGTCAAAGAATTGTGAATATGATTTAGGTCTCATAGCACCTAATTTTGCATCAATAGATACATTATAGTCTGGATGATTTACATCACCAACTCTATGACCTCTGAAGTTGTCTACTAAGAAACCTGATTTAAATCTATCAAATCCGTCTGCATCTAAAATTTGTTTTGTTTGTGTGTCTTTCTCTAATAGAGATAATGCAGTGATTCTTTCTAAGTTTGTAACCCTATTATTAATCTTGCCGATATCTTTCATTGTAAATCGTCTATGGTCATGTGACCTTACTCTGATATCTTTTAGACTATTTGTATAAGGTGGTAATCTTAATTCAAACATTTCTATTGCATCATCAATACCTTTCGGTTTAGTTGGTGTTAATGAAGGAATACCTGTTGCAACCATCATCTGACCTGTTTTATGCATGAATACTTTATCAATTCTTCCTACATAGAAACTAATTGCACCTGTGACACTTGAACCATGTACAGGTGAATCTACTGCACTTGCACTAGATAATGTTATGTTTGTTCTACTTGATGCAAAAGAACGACCTAAATCATAAGAGAAAGGAGAGTATCTAGCACCATTTGTTGTGTCTGATAAGTCTAGTGGACTTGCAACATTGTGTTGTAAATCTGTTTTGAATGTTGATTTAGCAAAAATTTGACCAACACTAGGTCTAAAGTCAACACAATCTGAAAGTTCAAATGTTCCGTCTGGTTCTAAACCACCCAAATCAACTCTACTTGGAGAGTAAACAGGTATATCTTTGTAATCGATATTGCCATATGAGTTTACATCATAGAAATCACCAGCATTCGCTGCTGAGAAATAATCAAAGACTACTAAGATGCTTCCTTGAGGAATAGGTTCACCACTTTTGAGTGTTAGTTTTGCTAAGTCATAGAAACCGTCTCTCTGGCCATCGTCAAAGAAGTATCTACTTGTAATTTCTGGAGAACCAGTAGACACATTTGTTAATGTTGCAGTTGCACTTGATGTTTTACCGGCAATTACTTCAGTATCTACAAATCTTTGTTCTGTTAAGTAATAGAAATAACTTGTAGTTCCAGTACCATTTAATGTGACTAATACTGCTCTTGCATCTGATGTCTGGCCAACAATTACTTCATGTTCTGAAAAACTTCCTGATGTGACTGTTAATGTTGCATTAGGTGTTAAAGGAGTATTATCAACTCCTTCAAATATACCTCTTATTCTAAATACATCTGAAACACCAAGAGATATTTCTTTGTTGTCGTAATTAGTTCCATAGAAACCATTTCCAGAAGTATCATTACCACTAATTTTTAAACATCTATTTTTATGTAATGTTTTATCTCTGTTTACAGGACTATTAATATCAACTGTATATGTGACTTTTACTACTGCATCGTTATCATCTGAATGAAAACCACCGATTGTTAATGTGCCTGTTCCTGAAGTTTTTGTGTAATCTTCAACATTTAATAAGTCTCCAACTGCCTTTGCATTACCACCACTATTATTTCCTCTTTCAATAACTGCAATTGTTAAATCATCTGTATTAGGGTCAGCAGAATCAAAAGTTTCTCCTGAAGAAACACTAAGTTGAAAAGCACCTGCACTGACTGTGACTGTTTTTTGTCTTCTTACTTTTACTTGGTCAGGTGTATGTGATGCAACCCAATCTCTAGGCCAACTGAATATATTTGCAGTTTGTTCTTGGTCAATAATTTTAACTCTTCGTCTTGTGACATTTCCTTGGAAAGAACCTGTAGATGGTGCTCCCACTAAAACAGCAGCCGTATTATCGGTGACTGATGCAACGACTAATTCTTCACCTGCTCCAGCAGGATTGTAAACAACATCTCCTTCTTTTAGTTCTCTTGTAAATGTTGTACCAAAACCTGTCAATGCAGTTGATGAATTTGTTAACTGTACTGTTCCTGTTAATACAAAAGCTGAATTTGTTATTACATTAGCCGTAAAGTTTTCTCTACTTGCAGCCTGTGTTGTTTGAAAGATAGAACGAACTCTATCTATATTGTATGTTCTTACTGCTGTGATTGCTCCATTAGTTTTAGTTGAATCTGAAATACCTCTTGACCTAATACCCATTCCTACTTGGAAAGTTCCAACAACATCATGCAACATATAAAGATTATTTGTATTATCACAAATTGCTACTATACCAGTTGCTCCTGTTGGTACTCCATTATTAACCTGTTCAACTCTATCTCCTACTGAGACTTCGTTAGATGCAGATACACTATTGAAAGTCACTTGTGTGAACATCTTAATATCAAACATAGATAAATCGAATTGTGCATCATCACCATAGACATTATTTGAGTCTACACCTGAATTGTGTACAATATCTCTTACTCTTGCATACCCAATTGGGTTTCCACTATTCTTTGCCCCTTGACTTGCAACGACACCAGAAAATAATTCACATGTTTGAAATGGGTCTTGAACATCTGTTCCAGATTCATTACCAAATTCAGGCAATGAATGTGCTTTTGTGACTCTTAATTTGTTTCCTAATCTTATATTAGTATTTGTTGAAGGAAGTGTTGCTGTTGACCTTGCTTTTTCAAATGGTATTATAGAAGTACCGATTTTTTCTACTTCGTAACCTTTAACATATGCTTTACCTGGAGATACTTGCATAACAAATTTGTCTTCTTTACCACCATTTACTGCTGTATAGAAACCTCTGTTAGTAGTATCGTCTAAATGTTCTCTCATTGATTGAGTGAATTGTTTTACAACAAAATCACCATTTGCATCAAATGTTCTTCGTGCAAGTGTATTTTCTATTTCGTTATACATAGGTCTATTGACATGTAATTCAATAATACCTTGATTAACTCTTGTTAATTCGATGAAGTTTGTATCATCTGAAGTAGTTAATTTCTGTTTTGATAAAGTTAATGCAATTTTAAATCTATCTGCACCTGCAGCGTTTTCGTTTGATGTTCCTGTTGCATTATCTAATAGTGTTGAGTCTTCTGCAGAACCTACAAAGGTTTCTGTTATAGAAAGACCAACTTTATAACTTGGTTTACCTGAATACTTTTCAAGTATTAATTCCTGTTTAGCAACTTTAAGAAAGAATCCTCTACTAAAGATGACACCTTCTGAAATGTTTGCTATCGAAGCACGACCATTTGGTTTTTCATCTGATACTTCTACTTGAAAGTCGTTGTTGTTTGCACTCACATCTGTTGCATTACCTGATGAGTCTAAAGTCACAAGTTGCAGTTCTTCATTTGCTGTAAAGGCAAAATCATTTGTTGCATTTGTTCCTTGACTTAGGTAATATACAAATAGAGTCGCTTTATCATCTGTTGTTTCAGCAGATGAAGTGATAATCTTTGCAACTACACCTGATGTTTTACCTTGAATATGTAAACCATGTGTTGCAGTTCTGAATGTTTCTATGTTTGCATCACCACTTGCATTTGGATTGGCAGACTTGACCTTGACAAAGTATAATCCCATGTCAACATCACATTGACCACCCGATACTATAGAACCTTCTTTAAAGAAATGATTACCAAATCTTTCTACTTGATTTTGTAAAATAGATTGAGATTGGGTTAATTCTCTTGCTTGAAGTGGTCTACCTGCACGATAAAGAACCTTTTGAAAGTTCTTATCTTCGGAGTAGTCATCATAATAGGGTGATATATTTAAATCAGTTTTCTCTGCCATTGTTTGTCCTAAATTTTAAAATGGGAGTTCTTTAACTCCCATAAATTACATTTCGATAATCAGTTTGATATCTTCAATTTGGTCAGCCGCTCTAGTCACTGCACCTCTATTCTCAATATACATCATTCTACCAGTGTTTTTTGCAACTTCTGGATTCGCAGGAGCACCGTTGATAGTTCCTATTGAACCAGAACCTATCTTATAGATTGTTTCTCCGTTAGCAAAGTTTACATAACCACCTTCACTGTTTGCGTGATGTAGATATGAAACAGAAGTTCCGGTAATTGAAACAACTCTCGCTGCCCCAACTCCAGCACCATCTGCTGATGCATTAAAGATTATGTCATCTACTGATAATGAACCGATTGATGAAAGAGTCATAGTGTTATATGCTTTCATACTTGTTGCAGTAGACCTATTTGTTGTTCCAAATGCAAATGGGTCTTGACATAGACCAATTCTTCTGAAATCGTTATCTGTTGGGAAGTCACCACCACCCGCTGCAAATTCTAATCTTGAATTTACAATGATGAAGTTTCCGCCTAATTCTTCTACAGGGTCAGCACCATGTCCGAAAGGAGGTGAGATTACTGGAGTTGCAACTCCGCCTGAACCACTACCGATACCTGATATGTTTGCAACATCAATTGATGCTCTCTTATATCCTGTTCCTCTTGCAGTCACATTGATTTCTCTTAAACCACCTGAAACTACTATTACTTGACATACTCCAGTTGAACCATCACCATCGATAGCAACATTACTATATGTTCCGTTAGTGTAACCAGAACCTGGATTGTCTACTTTAATATGCAAGACTGAACCATCAACAGCATTTGTCTCAACTTGATATTGTGAAGAACTATCGTTGTCTGCTGAGGAGTTCAGACCACCGTTTGTGTGAGTTCCAAAAATTTCTGTTTGAGCACCTAGTGTTTTAACTGGTATAAAGTCGTTAGTCACAAACTTAATTGTGTCTGATGCAGAAATAGTGTACATGTATTTCCAAAGATAAGGCATTCCGTCTGTTCCACCTTCATCTGAAGCTGTTCCTTCAAATAGAACTGATACATCTGTTCCTGTAGGTTTGTTAATTGAACCTACAACAGTACCATTTTCATCTCTTCCTGTTCTAATACATTTATATACATGATACTCGTCTGTTAAGACATAGAATCTTGCTTCGTATAGATTGTTCTTAGATGTTGCAGGTGATAATTTTGTTGCACTGTAATCATGTGAATACTCATCATAAGTTGTTCCTGATGTCCAGTTATATCTTGTGATACCATGAGATACATCTGCTGGGTCAACTTTTTTAAGTGCCAACATATCTGCCCATGCATCTATTTCTTCACCAACTCCATTTGAAGGTGCTGGTGGGTTATTTTCGTCTGCCCAATCGTATGAACGACCTATGAAAACATATGTTGATGAATCTGCTTCACCAAAGTCTTCCTTAAACTGTCTCGCGTTATGAACACGAAACTTTTCTGTAATAATTGCTGCCATTTTTTTAATCTCCTCAGATTATTTAACTTTTCTGTAATACTATTTATGCAGTTGCCGACTTGACATATGCATTAAATGTTAAATTTGTTCGTAAATTTTTATGATTGTCATATTCAGATACATAGAACTTGGGGTAATATGTTTCTAAATCTGATATTCTTAAACCCTCTCTAATGGATTCTTCCATTAATACACTACCCGAATTATCTTCCATTAAGATGTCGTCATTATCCGTTTCATCTTTCATATGATAAGTTATTCGATAAGTGTTTTGTTCACTAATTGTATTTATAGTGTTAAATCGAGACCCTAAAGGAACGAAACTGACTATGCCATTTTCTGAGTTCTCTTCATCAATTAGTGTGTCTCCATCTTCCATACAGATTCTTTCATTCTCTTCTGTTCGAAGGTATTTTCCTGCCAACTCTATAGACCTTTCAGTCGTAAAGTAATGAACAGGTTCATCTGTAGTTGCACTTTCTAGTCTGAATATACTTCCGTCTTCCATTGTGAAGACATCACCAAAGTCACCTTTGACTCGTGCATCTTTCTCGGGTTCCATTCTTACTGCACAAACTTCTTCTTCTAATTCAATAAGTCCACCATCTTCAAGTATTAGTTGTTCATCGACTAGAGAACCAATTTGTATAATTTTACCTTTGTCTGCAGGTCTTCTTTCTGGACTTCTAACTAAATAATCGTGGTCTGAAGAATCTAATGATAGAGATGTTGGTATACCGTCATGTGAACCTTTTTCATGATTTGTTATTCTCATAGCAAACGAATCAATAAAGGTTATGTTTATATGTCTTGACCTATGTGAACTGTCATAGAACTCTGAATGAGCACCTAAATCTTGTCCTGCTGGGTTTGTTGTGTCAACTGTATTTAATATACCATAAGTACCAATATTGATTCCTGGAATACCTGCTTCCATTAACTGCATCATAACACCTGAAGCAGTGACTTCACTGTCTGTAGTCCAAAGATTTACAACTCTTGTGGAATTTGCAAATGCATTTGGAACTGCAATACCAACATCTAAGTTCATTATAAGTGTTGGTCTAAATCTAAACTGTTCGTCTGCAACTGTATTAATAGATGAGTTAATTGCAACTTCACCAAAGAATATGTGTCCTGCTGGGTGAATTAAGTCCTTTAATACACTTCTCCAACTATTAATTGATTCTCCGACTTTAACTACATATGAATGTGTTTGATAGTATAGACCATCTTGTATGTTTGATGCATCTGCATCTAATGTTCCTTTATCACCCAATAATGCTTCATTTACTGTTCCTTCTCCAGCAAATTTACCTCTTCCTGAAATTGGGTCTGATTTAAATACTGTAAACTTATCAACTGAATTGTATTTAACTACTTCACCTTCTAAGAATTCACCTGATAAATCAGTATATGTTAAAATTTGTCTACCTGTATTATAACTCACAACTTTTGCAGTTGTTCCTGAAGTTGCACCTGTTATAACTAAATCACGATTAAGTGTTGCAGTTGGGGTAGAGACCAACATAGGATAATGTGAATCTTTTGAAACAACACCATCTGAATCAAAGTTATAACCTTGACCTATGATATTAATTGATTCTGCACCACCAATTTCATCTGAATATGCAAGGAGTTTTGCACCTGTTCCTGATGAAACTACTTGTTTTCTGTTTACTCTTTGAACACCTGAGAGTGAACCTGTTATCTGTTCATTGTCCTGAAAAACACCTGTATCTGTATGAGTTCTCTTTACAATAATTCTTTTATTTGGTATATCTAGTCTAACAACAGATGCAGTTGCATTTGATACTGAACCTGTTATCACTTCATCAACTAAGAAGTCACTTACAGAATCAAAATACAAATAACCACCTGGAAATATTGTTGGTGCGGAAGTATATCCTACACCACCATTTTTAATCTCAACAGCTCTGATTCGGCCGTCATCTGAAATAATTGACCCACCTGATTCATAAGCATTGTATGTTATTGGGTTTCCTTGTTCGGATAATAATCTATTACTTTCAGTATAGATTTCTACCTTTTCACCACCAGATAGGGGTGTTCCAAATATGACTCTATCATTTTTTGCGATATAAACAGAACCATCACCTGGGTCTGTTTGTAATAAACCATCTTTATATACTTTTACTGTATGGTCATTGAAGAATACATATCTTCCATTTGTATCTTTTATATTTGGTCCGCCAAATGTTGTTTGACCACCTATTGCAGTAAACTCAAATTGACCCCAAAGTGTGGCATTCTCTAATACAATTTCATCACCAGTTGCACCGATAACTCCTTCTGCACCATTACCACCTGAATTGGTTTCATCAAATATGACTAAGTCTCCTGCCTCATAATTAATACCACCATTCTCAATAATAACTTCTTCAACTCCACCGTCTGATAAACCATCAACTCTTGCAGAAGAGTCTACAACTCCTGCATCAGATTTACCTGCACCAAAAATTATGGTGTCATTCATTGAATATAGAGAACCTATTGTAGATTTCTCCATAAGAATACCAGAACCATCTTCTGCTAAGATAACACCGTTATCATTATGTTCTATGTAAGTGGATGAACCACCATCTGTATTAATTGCAGTATTAACGCCTGATATAGTTCCTGTATATGATGTAATACCATCTCTATCCAAAACTTGAACACTGGTGTTTTCTATAAATGTACCGTAATGATTTCTGGATATACTACAAGAATAGACATCTGTAGCAAGTGTATTGATTCTTTCTATATTTGCTTCTGCAAGTATAGTTTTTCCGTCTACATCAAAATAAGTTATCTTATCTGTTTCTGCAGGCACCTTTTCAGTAGGCATTTTAAGAACCAATCTTCTTTCTTCACTGTAATCAGATTCAGATATGTAAATTGTCTCTTTATCAGGATATCTAACTTCAGCATCCTGAGCATATAAGAGTCTCATTAAGAATTTAATTGACTCTTCACTTCCTTTCTTCTGATACAAATCAGAAATGTTTTTGATTGTTAACCTTTTATTCTTTAACTTCGATAAGTCAATAGAAGGTAAGAAGTCTCTCTGGAAGTATTGTAGAAATTCTTCTGTTGTATGGTCGATATCAGAGTAATCTAATAATCGATTGTTTGCAAGTATAGAGTTTTCTCTATATTTTTCAACAATTGCAGTTTGCAAACTATTTCTACCCTCAATAGTTTCATCTTTTGAGAAACCATTTCCTGATATTGTAGAAATGTAAAGTTTGTTGCCATTGATGACATCTATTCTTGCAATAGAACCGTTATCTTTTCCGTAAATGTATTCACCAACTTCTAAAGGGTCAGCATTTGCATTCGGATTAGTTGCATTCGATTCATTAATAATTTTTGATGAGTCTTCATCGGGAGACGGTGAGACGGTCGCAACCTCTACAAGTAGAGAGCCTTGACCGTCTTCTAAAGCAATACCGTCTAAATCGCTTTGTGATTTAAGAGTTAAACACTCTTTCTCTAAGAATTCAAAATATGCAGATAAAAATGCCGTAAAGGCAGGTGCATCTTCTCTTACATGTTCTGGTAAGATTGTATGCAGTCTTTGTGTTATTTTATCTGATGATAATGATTCGTGAGACATTTAGTTTACTCTTATGTTAATGTACAACCGTTGTTAGCAACAACAAACCACTTTGCACCATTCCACATGCATACACAGCCTTCGCCTTGTGCATCAAGTGTAATTTGTTCTGTTCCATCGACTGAACCACCCCATGAAGCAACAGTAATAGCTGCTGAGCCACCACTGCCCATTCCAGAACAAGCAATTAACATTAATTGACCAGTTTGTGTTCCAGCACCTAAATCGAAAACGACTTTTGAACTAAAACCACTACCATTTATAATGTTAGTAAATTGGTTTTGTAATGTTGAACTAGTTGCCGTATGTGTGACAATATCATCTACTGCTAAATGAGTAGGAATATTTTCAAACAATTGACCAATAGTCATTTTTTTGTTGACAGGTGTTCCACCTGGGTTGTCAACGATGTGTAGTAAATCATCAGCACCAATTGCTGAATCTGATACTGCTGATAATGCTGATATTTTTTTATCTGCCATTTTATTTCTCCTTTTATATAATCCAAATTAATGGGAAACTACTCGCGGGACTCGCGACCACTTTATTCATAACGAATACCTTAATATGTAGAACTAGATGTTGATTTAAAACCAACCCCAGCACTACTCTCACCACTTGCGATGGTGTCTATTTCACCTTTAATCGTGACATCGGCAGAAGAGATATCTACTAGAGAACCTCTTGTTGCCACTACATCGTAGCTGTCAGGAATAATTGTGAAATCAATCGTTGTATTGGTGTTTACTGTTGAGGTAACCATCAATGCATTGATTGTAATTTTACCTGTAGTGTAATCTACTACACCTGCAGTAGTATCACTATAGATTCTTGTTGAACCAGATAGATAGTATCTTCTTAGATTACCATTACCATCGTCATCAAAATATTGTGTGTTTACAGAATCACCTGTAACCGTAAATCCTGTGGAATCCAAAATTCCACCTAAATCTTTGTTGTATGCTGTATTTGGATGATAGAAAGGGTTACCAAATTCATTTATATAACCAATCTTTTTGTTTAGGGTCATATTTGAGGCTTTCTTCAACCTTATGTTTGTTATGTTAGATAAAATTGATGTATCTGTTGCATCAATGTCTTTTACTAAATTTGAATGTCTGAATATACTATCGAAGTTAGCAAGATTATCATTATCGTAATTATTTATTGTTGTATTGACCAACTGTTCTAACTCACCTTTTGAAAGTGTTGTAAAGTTATTATTGTATTTAAATATTGTTGAGATAAGAATCTTAATAATTTCTGGATTTACAATCTCAGGTCTTACAGTAACCATATTCAATCCATTTAGTTTTCTGACAACTTCTGCCTTCTCTACTTCTGTTAAGTAGTCTGAGTTTTTAGGTTTAATTGCAAGAAATACTTTTCCATATTCTGGTGGACTGTTATCTTCACCACCCCATACTGCAACTGCATCTGCATTCGGGTAATACTCACTGACTTTTGCTTTGTAGTCATTCAGTGTTACCAGTCTGTTCTGAGATGTAAAGAATTTGTTTGCTTTGAACTTAATTGATTCTATCGATTCTTTCTCTGCACCACCTGTTGATTTCGATGTGGTGGTAATAACGGAATCTGAGTAACCATTTATTGCAGTAATTTGTGAAAAGGTTTTTGCACCATCGGCATGGTCTGTATCAACTACTATATAAGTCACAGTGATTATATCACCGTCTAAGAGTTCTTTTCCTAATACACCATCACCAAAGTATACTTCTAAATAACCTTCTTCATTTTCTTGTGTGTAGTAAACTTTAGATGTTGTTGATATAGTTGAAATGTCTGTAGACAAGGCATATGTTTCTGAAATACCAGCAGAATTAACTACTAATGATAATTTACTTCTATCAACTCTCTCGTTGGATAGAACAAACTTTGCATTCTTAATTTGTCTATCATAGACAAAAGAATCAACCATATATGTACCTTGTGATATCTCAACACCTGAATAGTTGAAAGTAGTACCATTTTGAGTTGGTTTATTTGTATCTGTAGTCACAAAGTCATATGATACACCATCAAAAACTGTACCAAAAATATGTCCTCTAGGAATAGTCATCTCTGAAAGTGTAGGAGAAGTTCCGTCTGCAAGAACAACATTGTTAAGTGCAATATCAACAATAGCAGATGACACCTTTTCAGATGCAGGTGTAAAACCTAAATCTTTTGCACGAGATACTACATTCTTTCTAATTTGAGCAGAATCTAAGAAGAGTTCTGACGCTGCAATATTAGTATTGACTGCACCAATATGTGATGAATATGCAAGTAAGTCAATCAATGTTGACATTGTTGAACCTTCAAAGTTATAATCTTTTAACTTATCTTGTCCTTTAAGATACGCTTTTAAGTTATCTGAGATTGCATCAAAATCTAATTCTGTAATATTTATTTGTGAACTCTTTGTTGCCATTATCTTGCCCTTTTAAGTGTCATGTTGACTTCTTGATTCGGCATACCATTTAAAATCGTATAATTAATTGTGATATGCAAATCATTATTTCTTTTTATTGTGAATTGAGGTATTACATTTGAAACTCTTGGTTCAAAATCCTCAATGACTTCTTTAATTTTCATTTGTGCAGTTTTGACTCTTCTTTCGGTGTTAAGTGCAAACAATAAGTCTCTCATTCCACCAGCAAGAGCAGGTTTGAATGGTCTTTCATAGTAATTCGTCAACATGATATTCTTAATTGACTGTTTGATTGCATCTGAGTCTTTCTTAATTGTTATATCACCTGTTATAGGGTGTGCAGTAAAGTTCATGTCTAAATCTGAATAAACTTCCTTCGCTGCTACATTCTTTCCTTGTGATTTTAAATCTGCCATATATCTATTTATACTCCCTATTTACCTTTCACTGAAGTATATTTACCTGCACTTGAACCACCTTTTACAGTCGTTTCATGTTTGTGGGTTGCAAGTGTTATTCCATTTCCAGCATCTGTTGATACATCACCAACTGCGTCAATTGTAGAATCATTTGTCTGAGCACCAGTGATATGAACTGTACCGTCAACTTTCAAGTTAGTGGTCATTGTTGTTTCAGGAGATGTAAAGGTAGTATTACCAACAACATCTGCATTTAATGTTCCTTGAATTTGTGCATCAACATTTCCTTTCAATACATTCATATTAACATTACCTGTATCAACTGTTATATTAACATTGCCGTGACCAACTTGTAAGTCTGCATTACCGGCAATATACACTTTGTCGTCTTTAAGTATTGCAGTATAATTATTGTTTACAATTCTGGTGACTTCTGAACCGTCTGCATGAATCTCATGGAAAGTTCCTGACCTGTGATGAACATTTATTCTTTCTGATTTTGGGGTGTCATCGATTTCTAAAACATGGCCGGCCTCGGTTTGCAAAACCTTGTTGTAAGGATATACAGGTTTTGCTTGGACATCCACAAAATCTCCTAAAATCTTTTGTGTTGATGTATGAAGCATGCCACCGTTAATTGCATGGTCTAAAATACCACCTCTTGAAATAGAAGATAAATCTGATTCATCAACATATAAAGGGTAGTAAGGCAACATGTCTGCAGTCAATTCCAATTCTGTTATTGTAGAACCTGTTGCATCATAGTTAATTACAATCTCTTTTGGAGTTTTTGGCGCAGTATCTAATGCAGTTGATAAACCGTGTGAACGATTTGGTGCTTGTTCAGGATTAGGTCCGTCTGGAGTATCTTTATACTCATCAACAGTTAGTCTTCGAGGGTCATTGAATCCCTTTTCAATATTTCTGTTTAGTAGTTCGTCTTTAGTTGTTTCTTTATATCCTTTTTGAGGAATACCGGCAGATACATGAGTAATTACAGGGTCTTGTCTAGTTTTACCATCTCTAAAGAATCCAAAAACTGTAGAACCTTCGATAAGTCCGTGTTGAGTTCCTATTCCAGATAATCCTGCAACAGTAGTTGGTAATAAAACTTGTGCCCACGGCAGGTCAGGTGTCGCAATGAATTGTTTATTTTCTGAATGAATTCCATGTATTCTTACACGAACTCTTCCTACTTTTAAAGGGTCTTGTCTGTCTTCAACTATTCCATAAAATGTTATCATGATTCTCTCGGTGTCGCAGTATTGTCTAATGGTGTTGCAGTTTCTACCTTCTGCATGTAAGATTCTTTAACACATTCCATTGTCATTGTACCTGTTAATTCTGTTGGGTCACCAGTTATCTTTAAATCTGTTATAAGATATCTATCATCGTTTAATTTATCTGATGTATCTTGTTCTGAAGTTGGTTCGGCTGCAGGAAGTGATAGTTGAATAATTTGTCCTACATTCATATCAGTTCTTAAAGGAACAGTCACAACTATTCGATGTTGATTCAATATTTCAAAAAGTGCATTTCTTTCTAATTTCGCATTGTCTCTAATTTCTTGTCCTCTGAAAAGTTCTTGAGCAGTCAAATCCTCATTGTCATCATATGAGTGTCTCATATCAGTTGCCTCAATGAAAAACGCGTTAAAATGCTGGTTTGGAGGTAAGTCAACATCTACCTCTGAATATGATGGTGGTTCTCCTTCACCTACAGAGTTTTCAATTGTAAATGTGTATTCATATTCACCATTATGAATCATAGGATAACCAGATATATGTTTTCCTCTTTTAAATGTTTCTTCCATGTCATAAACTTCTTCTGATTCTAATTTACGCAAAGGGTCGTATACTTTCATATGAGATGCATAAGCACCTCTGACTGTACCTTTTAATGTATCAAACATTTGTGGTTTTCTATAAGAAAGAATCTGACTATTCAAACCACCAGGAGCATTTAAGTCCATATCTTCTGTTGGAGATGAGTTTCTTGGTTTCATACTGAATGAAACAGGAAATTCTTGTGCAAACATCTCATCAATAGACTTAAATCTAAATCCACCATTCAATGTTTGAAAGAAGAACATACTGTTTCTGTAATTTGTATCACCACCCACATTTGCCTCTTTGACACAATAGTCTATGATGTTATTTGTAGTCCAATTAGGAACTATAAATTGAAAATTGTCTGGTTTGGTTTCTTCCCAATGGTCGAACTCTTCCATAGGAATCTTTGCTTCATTTACAAGAACATTCTCTAACATGTCATCATAAGAACCTCTCAATGTTCTACTTAATCTAGTTCTTTGTAGATTAAACAATCTAGGTTCACATAAACTCAATACATATGCTTGAATCTTTTCTCCTTGTCTGGAAATATTGTCTGCTTTAAATACTCTGAATGTTTTATCAATACTATACATTGCATCTGCAGTATCACCCATGCCTTCTTTCTGTTTGATTGATATACGAATGAATTCTTGTCCTGTAAAACGATAGTTCTTTAATAGATTAAGACCGTCAACAATACCCACAACACCTGATGAAAATTTTCTATGTATACTTTCAGATAATTCAAATTCACCAACAATTCCTGAGATATCTAAAGTCTCACCAAATTGATTGACTAGTGCTAGAGATTCTACTAAGAATTCTCCTTGTCTTAAAGGTGCTCCCATTATGATGCCATTACTTTTTCAAATTCTGATACGACTCTTCGTATATACTCAGGTCTTATAACTTTTATTTTTCTTGCCTTCTCATTCTGTTCATAGTCATGTGTATAGTAAGTCACTGGTGTAAAACCTGTTGTTGAGGTGTTTCTTTTATGACCTTCTGAGTTGACATAATGGTCAACACCATCAGAACCGTTCTGAACGGATGATACCGTGAATGATTTACCACTCACTTTGCCTGTGACAACATCATTTGCATTCCAAGTTCCGCCTACAACACCAATTCTATTGAATGTGGGTTGAACTGATATGACATTACCTTGTTGTGTTCCTGTTTCGATTATTTCTCCTAACAACCATTTGTTTGTTGAACTTACTATGTCTGATGAGTTAGTTGAAGTCAACCAATATTCAGGATACATTTCTTTAATATGGTTTTCAAATGTGACTTGGTCTTTATACCATTGATAATAATTATCCATTTCATTGACCAAGAAAAATGTCCAATGTAAATCACTATCACCATATAATCTATCTGCAACAACATCTGGTCTTTCACCGTCTTGTATTTCATAGAATGTGTATGAGATTACACTGTTAACAGATTCCTGTTCTATTGTAGACTTTCTAAAGAAGTCTTTAATGGTAACAATCTTACCTGTTGATAAAGTATATTGTATTTCTGGAAAGTTTTTAAATAATTGATTTGACATATTTTACCTTATGGATTTTTCTTGTTCTTCTTAGAATCTTTTATTGCTTGTTCACCGGCAGAACCTGCTTTTAAGTTTGCGTCTCTAGCATCTGCGTCTGAAGCATTTTCATCAATGATACTAGGCATAGATTTAAGACCTGATTCTGCACCCATTGAGTTTGCAGTAATTTCTTGATAAGATTCTTGTGTAAGTATTTTAAGTTCTTGAAATCCTAAGTCCATTTTAATACTTGTTGGTTGTCCTTCTTTGAAGAAAGTCATAGAAGTTGCATCTCCCTCATAGGTGACTTTACAACTCTGTAAAACCATAGGAAGATATCCATCAACCTTATTTGAAATAGGTCCTTCTAACTCTGCTTTCCATGTATTGGGATAGTTAAAGAATCCCTCTGCATCTGATGACGCTGCACCTAATGCCGGATATGTATCAGGCAACATTGCAGTTTTAAAGTAATAGATAATATCATTTATCTGGTCTGCCTCTGCTTGAGAAGTTGGTGACATAGTATAAGAAAAGGATAGACTTCTAAAGTCAACACCCTCTAAGGACATTTCTTGCATAGGGTTTACTGCTTTACCTTGCATGATAAACATTGCATTACCAGTCATACTGTTTAAAAGTTTTGACGCTGCTTGTGATAGACCTTGAATCATACCAGTAATAAATCCTGTTCCACCTTGTGCCGCTCCTCTTGCCATTGAACCAACATCTTTTGCGGCATACTTAACAGAAGCTTCTTGTTCTAGTGTTAAAGGAATATGTAATGCAATCTGAACTTGTCCGTCTGCTGTATTCATAAGAGATGCTCTTTTTGTGTCTGCACCCATAACCATACCATCTGATTCTCTTCGTTGACGATTGATTCTTGCACGACTTGTGAATACTATGTAATTATCGTGTTGCTCTTCGAACGGATATTGAAGTTCAATTAGTTGTCCGTCTGGAGACTTCTTTGCTTTGTTCTTTGCTTTGTTGTTTGCATTCAAAGACTTCTGTAATGACGACTTTCTTTTCTCTAAAGTCTGTTTTGCAATTTCTGCCTGTGCTTCCAACTCGTTAGAGTTGATTACTGAACTGTAGTTCAGTTGTGATAGTTTGGATTTGATTCCTTTTGCACTAGAAATAGCAGATTTTGCTTTATTTACTTTACTTAAAATTTTGTTAATATTGGGCATATAAATATCCTTAAACGAGTTATATACATCTATTTATGTCATACAGTGGTAAGTTCAAACCAAAGAATTACAAAAAATACAAAGGAGACCCAACAAAAATCTTCTATCGTTCGCTATGGGAGCGCAGATTCATGGTTTATTGCGATAATAACGAAAATGTCGTTGAATGGGGCAGTGAAGAAGTCATAATTCCTTATAAATCACCTTTAGACAAGAGAGTTCATCGTTATTTTCCCGATTTTTACATAAAATATGTAAATTCTGCTGGTCAAACAGTAAGAGAAGTGATTGAAGTCAAACCAAAGAGACAATTACTGCCTCCGAAACCCCCAAAACGACAAACTAAGAGATATCTCAACGAAGTAGCTACATATGCCGTAAATCAAGCGAAATTTAAAGCAGCGGAAGCATTTTGTAAAGAAAGAAGACTAAAATTTCGAATTTTAACTGAAGACCACCTTACATAATACATAAATAGTATGTATGTTAGACTTACTTGATAAAATTCAAAATGAATCTCCTTTGGAAAATGCTCAAAGAAGTAAAGAGAGTCTTGAATGGTTTAAAGGCAGACTTAGAAAGATAAGACAACCAGTAAATAAACTACTAACTGATGATGATTTTCCTATAGTTAGTAGACCAGAGTTAGGCAGAATGTATATGTATCTTTATGATGCAAAATACCAAGATTTGATGCCTTATTGGGATAAATTTCCACTCACTATTGTATTTGACTTACTTACAGACGGTTTTATGGGCATAAATTTACATTACATTGCACCAAGATATAGAACTGCATTACTTTTGAGTCTTTATGAGATTGCAGTTGATAACGATAACGATGAAGAACAAAGAGTTGCATTATCTTATCAATTAATTAAGTCTGTTTCAGGTCTTAAATATGCAAAACCATGTGTAAAGAGATATCTTTACGGTCATGTCAACTCCAGAATAGCAGAAATTCCTATGGAGAATTGGGACATGATGGCAATGTTGCCCTCACAAAAATTTAATGTAAACGCAAACACTGTATATGCAGAAAGTAGAGAGAAATTTTAATGGATATTAATAAGATAAAGGCCAATTTCGATTCAGGTGCGATGAACAATAGATTCGCAGTTAACATGTTCGGACCTGGTGGCATAAAGTTAGAAGGAATTAGATGTGAAACTGCATCACTTCCTGGTAGAAGTTTAACAACAAAAGATTTTGCAACGACAGGAACAATAACAAAAAAAGTCACACAAGTAAATAATACAAATGAAGTAGATTTCTCATTTGTGTGTGATTCAAGTTTCTTTGATAGATATATCATCGAGGCATGGCAATCTTCTATCTTCACTGCAGAAGACGGAAATAGTATCAAACCAATCTTTAATTATCCAAAAGATTATTATGGTACAATAGAAGTAGACCAATTTAGAAGAGATGATTCAATGGCATTAAGATACAAATTTCATGATGCATTTCCAGTCTCTTACGAACCAATGGCACTGTCAATGAATGAAGGTGCCTTATTAAAATTTTCATGCAAATTTGCATTTAAAACATTTGATACTGAATATGGGGATGCCCCTCAACTTTCGGTACTAAATAAAGGAAGACGATATCTTGATTTAGCAAGAGAGAGTCTTACAGTTGCTAGTCGATACAACAACAAGTCTAAGGACTTTTTAGGGAAACTTAATAACTTAGATTCGGCGGGGTCAAGACTAAGCAATTTACTAGGTGGTGGCATCTAGTAATAACATTATGGAGTAAATTATGGGATTACCAATCCAATCAGCACCGACATATAAAACGGTGCTACCAAGTAATGGTCTTGAAATAAAGTTTCGACCTTTTCTTGTTAAAGAACAAAAGGTATTGATGTTGGCAAAAGAGGGTGATGATAAAACTGAATCCCTCGAAGCAGTCAAAAATATGATTAATGATGTTACCTTTGGAGAGATTGATGCGAATGATTTAGCAATGATAGACCTTGAATGGTTGTTCATTCAAATTCGTACAAAATCTGTTGGTGAAAGTGCAACTGTTAAAATGAAATGTCTGGAAGATGACTGTTCAGGAACAGGTGAGGCTTTAATCAATTTCGAGGAAGTAGAAGTTAAGGGAGAAATTCTTGACAATACTATAATGGTTAGTGATGATGTTGGAGTAGTTTTGAGATTACTCAAAGTAGAAGATACTAAAAGTGTACAAGATATGCCTGAAAATGAGGTGATATTTTATCTATTGAATAAGTCTATAGATAGAATCTTTGATGCAGAAAGTGTCTATGAGAGAACTGATATTAGTGATGCGGATGTAGATGAGTTTATTGAAAACTTAACCTTTGCACAACTAGGATTATTATCGGAATACTTTGAGAAAACTCCTAAACTAACGAAAGAAGTAAATTTCAAATGTGAAATTTGCGGAACTCAACAGAGTAGAGTTTTAGAAGGATTACAAAATTTTTTCTAATAGCCCTTTCTCACGAGTCGGTGTATAACTATTATAACACCAACTTTCAGTTGATGCAACATCATAATTATCAATTATCAGAATTAGAAGATATGATGCCGTGGGAGAGGGAGATTTATACGAGTCTTCTCTTAAACTACTTAGAACAGGAAAAACAGAGACAGAAAAGTAAACAATAATCTTTATTATGTATGCCGTGATTAACAATATGGAGTTATAAAATGGCAGAAGAACACAAAGACATGTCAAGCAATGAGGTGGAAATTGATTTAGATAAGTATATGGCACTTATCGAAAAACTTGACGCACAAGAAGATGTAATCCGAGAAATGAAAGAAGATGCCATTAAGGCAAAACGCGGATTAGAACCACCAAAAAGAAAGTTTATAGATTTGTTCTTAGACGACAATGATTTGAATGAGAAAGCAATCATCGGATTCATCTCATTCTTTTTAATGATGTGTTTCGGTATAACAGACTTAGTCACAGCACTAGTTTGGGATATAGACTTAAAAGTCTCTGAAACAATCTATACATCATTTGTAGTAGTCACACTAGGTGCATTTGGAATATCAGAAGCTGGAAAAGCATTCGGTAAATAAAGGAAAATTAAATGGCAGACGAAGAGATAAAAAAGGTTCGTAAACAGATTTTAGACGAACTCAAAGACGCCCAAAAGAAAGAGAAAAAAATTCGTGCAGAGTTTAATACAGAACTTGAAGAGTCTACTGTAGGAACAACTAAAGAATTTAAGAATGTTATCTCTAGTCTCGCTAAAACAAGACCAGAGGCAGCTAAAATTGTTTCTGAGTTTAAAGGTTTGTCTGCCGACACATTTAAAGGTGCCGTTCTTAATAGAGACCTTATTAAAGGTATGTCTGCTGCGACTGAAATGGCAGAAAAGGGTTGGAGTAATCTAACCGAAGAACAACAAGACATTCTATCAGATGTATTTGGTGGACAAGTTGCAAGAATGCAAGGTCTTGAACGAGAAGAAGAGAAATTTACTAACCTTAGAAAAGAGGCCTTAATAAAACAAGGACAAACTCAACAAAAGATTACCGACTTAGATAAAGTAATGGCAGATGAGAAATCTTCTGCTCTTTCTGATGCAATGAAAGCAGTAAAAGATGCAGAAAAGTTAGCCGCAGAAAATGAGAATGAAGCACAAGACTTTAAACTACAGGCAAAAATAGAACAGGCTAAAAATGCTCTTGCAGACGAAGAATCAAACCAAGACAAAATATTAAAAGAAAAATACAAAGGTCAACAAGACCTATTGGCCAAAGAAATGAACGACAAAACTTTCTTTGTTGACCAACATGAAGAATCATTGTCTTCAATTGCACAACACCAAGAGAATGCTTCAAAAGAACTTAAAGCATCTATTGATAAATCT